CTAAGTTAACGATCAGTAACGTCTCCCGGGAGATTGGGCAAGCAATCCGCCTTATTTCGACCCCGCCCTCTGTTTCCATCAAGGTGGTCCGGCAGGAGACCCCGGACATCGTAGAGGCTGAATTCGTTGGAATGATACTAAGCAATGTCCGGTACAACATGATGACGGTCACGGCGGACCTTGTATTTGAGGACTTAACGCGTGAGGAGTATCCATCTCTTAAATTTTCCCCCGCTATTTTCAAGGGGATCTTATGACGCTATCGCACTTCATCGATCTGATGCTAGGAGTGCCGTTCAAGCCGAAGGGCCGGGATGTTTTGGGAGTTGACTGCTGGGCCGTCCCCGTATTGGCTTATCGAGACATTCTAGGTATTGAGCTTCCAAGTTTTGTGGATGATTACGTTGACCCCGGGGACACCGAAGCTTCAAGAAGAGTGATTAATGACCTTGTATTGATGGAAAAACAGCGCTGGGAGAAGGTTTCGAGGCCAAAAGCAATGGATGTCGTTGTTTTTCGTTTTGGAGACACTCAGACCCATATAGGGATGATGGTCGATGAAAAATGCTTCATCCATTGCGAGCGCAAGATCAATACGGTAATTGAGCGTGTGGGATGCGCGAAGTGGAAAAAGCGGGTTGAAGGATTTTATAGGTTTCACGAAGGTGCTATCGTCGAAAACGAGCAACCTCTTATGCTGGAAGGCTGTTGTGGAAGAGGCGGGTGCGGCCATGTCTAAGAAAATACGAATGACAGCGGCGGTTCATCCTTTCAAATCGGACCGAAAGCTTCTTGAATTCGATCCGGGGAAAACTGTGGAGGACATGCTTCTTACCGCACAGCCAGAACGCGCGAAGTTGCGACACGCCATTGTTTTCATTAACGGTAAGGTTATTCCACGCAAGGTCTGGAATACGCATAAGCCTTTAGAGGGTGAGCTGGTCGAGGTTCGAGCCTTTCCGGTCCCTCGTGGTGGAGACGGAGGGGGAAAGAATATTCTGAATATAGTTCTTATGATCGCTGTGATTGCTGTATCTGTTGCGGCTGGGGCTTGGCTTGGAGCTGCATTATCTCTTACTGGTGCCTTTCTAACAACTTTTGTCGCTTTCTCTTCGGCGATATTTTCAACAGTAGGAATGTTGGCCGTCAATGCTCTTTGTCCCGTTTCTAATGGGAAATCTGTATCCGCTTTATCTGGTTCTGACACCACCGACAGCAACACCCTTTACATCGAAGGTGCTAGCAACTCCCTCGACCCCTTCGGAGTAGTTCCCGTGCTTTTCGGTAAATACCGTCAGACCCCGAGGCAAGGCTCCAAGCCTTGCACGGAAATGATCGGATCCGATCAGTATATCCGGATGCTCTTGATTTGGGGGATTGGACCTATCTCGATTGATGAATCTAGTTTGAAGATTGGGGATACTTTACTCACTGAATTCTCTGATTACCAGATAGAGCATCGGGAAGGATATGCTGACGATGAACCACTTACGCTATTCCCGGAAGCGATAAGCGAGGAGGATTTTACTATCACGCTTAAAGCAGCTACGGGATGGATTTTAAGGACCACGACAATAAATTCAGACGAGATAAGTATGGATCTTTCATTTTCAAATGGCTTGGTCCAGTTTGATTCCGGTGGGAGCAAACAAGCAAGAACTGTGAATGTAGAAATTCAATATCGAAAGACAGGGGATGTTGACTGGCTGAACATAGACACAGCGGGTGATAAATTTCAAGCGAACTTTGCTGCTTCCTGGATGAATTTATCATCCGGATTACTTACAAGCGTTAATTTTACGGCAAAAAAGACATCGGGTCTTAGGTATGGCATTCGTTGGGGAGTTGCTGAAAGAGCACAGTATGACGTTCGGGTGAGAAGGATCACTGCTGATACAGACGATAGCATGATTTCTGATGGGGTGTATTGGACTGCGTTGAGATCAATAAAGACAGAAAGTCCCGTATCTTCTCCTGTTCCTTTGGCCATGACAGCCCTTGTCATAAAGACTACGGATCAATTAAACGGGATTATTGATGATTTTTCCGGGGTCGTGACCAGAGTTTGTGAGGAGTGGGCCGGGGAAGCTTGGGTGGAGGGTGAGTCACAGAATCCCGCTTCGGCTTTCCGTTTTACGCTTCAAGGTGGAGGTGCCGCATCTCCATTGCCTGATTCCCGGATTGATCTTGAGGCATTGCAGGACTTTCATGAGTTCTGCACGGAGAAAGGTTATAAATTCAATCAGGTTCGGGATTATTCATCTTCCATTTGGGATACCTTACGAGATATTTGCGCCGCCGGAAGAGCTGCTCCGACGATTATTGACGGGAAATGGTCAGTGGTTATTGACCGCGAACAAACGGCCCCGGTGAGCATTATTACACCACGAAACAGCTTTGACTTTTCGGCGGAGAAGTTTTTTTTAAACCCGCCGCATGGCTGGCGCATTCAATTCACGAACGAGGACGAGGATTACAAGACAGATGAATACCGGGTCTATAGGGACGGCTACACCGATGAAAACGCTACAAAATTTGAGGCGTTGAGTCTAATCGGGGTGACGGACCCTGACCAGATCTTTAAACTTGGAAGGTGGAGAATTGCGCAGGTATTGAATCAGCCTGAAAGATGGACATTTAAACAGGATATGGAGTTTTTGACGTACCGAAGGGGGGATTGGATCAAAATAGCGCATGATGTAATGATCGTTGGCCTCGCCACTGCAAGAGTAAAAAGCATCGTCACGAACGAAAGCAACGCCGTTGTCTCTTTAGTTCTCGATGAAGAAGTAATCATGGAGACTGGAAAGACCTACGGAGCGGTTGTTAGGACTTTGACGGACCCGAGTCTTTCGGCGCAAGTGACCACCGTTGAGGGTGCAACGAATGCGCTCGTTTTTACCACACCAATTTCGGGAATCGGATCCCCGGCTGAGCCGGCCATAAACATTGGCGATCTTGTTTGCTTTGGGGAATTCGGGGAAGAAACGGAAGACGCTACCGTAATCTCTATCGTTCCTGACAATAATCTCCAAGCCACTATTATCGCTATTCCTTATCGCCCGGCTATCTATAACTGCGATACCGAGGAAATCCCGGAGTTTATCACAAAAATTTCTTTAAACGACTCCATTCCCGCTCCAAACATTAAATCGATGATATCTGACGAATCCGCGGCGGTAGCGAGCTCTACCGGAGTTTTAAAGATCCGGGTCGGAATAAATTTCGACCCACTAAATTCAAGTATCTTCGGGACCGGTAACGAACTGATAGTGCAGATTCGACAGAATGGTACGGAAGAAAATTTTTATCCCGCTGTGATTGAAGAGCAAGGAAATGGATATGTCTTTATTGGTGATGTGAGGACTAAAGAGATTATCGACATACGGTTACGTTTTAAGGTGAATGGAAAACTTCTGCCCGGACCATGGACGACTGTTTTTGGATATACCGTGGTCGGAAGATCAACAAATCCTTCTGCTTTGCGTAATATGACGATTTCCGCCATCGGTGGGAATGCCATGATCCGATGGGATAAGCCGGATGAAATCGACGTACTTTACGGCGGTGAAGTGGAGTTCCGACATTCTCCATTGCTCACAGCTGCGACCTGGGGAAGTAGTGTCAGCATCGGGCAATCCGCTATGGCGCGTACGCTTTTTGCCATCCTTCCTTTAAAGGAGGGAACTTATTTTGCAAGAGTGTATGACGTTGACGGGAATCCATCTGAGACAATCACTTCCGTTACGACAAAACAAGCCTCTGCAAATGCCTTCGCCTCTGTGGCAACTCTCGATGAAGCCCCTGGTTTTATTGGAACGCACGATGGCACCGATATCGAATCCGACTCATTGAAATTGGTGGACGGAGCTTCTCCTGCCATCATGAGTGGAACTTATTATTTTTCTCAAGGGATTGACCTTGGGGAAGTAAAAAACGTGCGCTTAACGAATAGGCTCGGTATATCGATTTACAACGTCCATGATTATATTGATTCACGTCTTTCCAATATTGACGATTGGGAAGACTTTGACGCTACTCTTAATGGTGGAGCCGATGCAAAGATTTTTATAAGACACACAGACGATGATCCCAATATTTCGGGAGCGGAATGGAGTTCATGGGAACGACTAGATAGCGCAGAATTCGCGGCGAGAGCATTTCAGTTCTACGTCGTTTTGGAAAGAGAAAGCGCCGACTATAACATCATGGTCAGCGAATTGGGGATTAATATTGATGAAATTGCTGGGACCTCTTCTCTGCCAGAAGACATAACATTTGATACTTCGGCAGGAGCAAACCTTTCCGGATCTACAGTTACAGTGCCCATTACGATTGGAAATAATAACAATAGGGTCTTAATTGTATCAGTTGGTTCGGAAGGATCGAATTTCTCTACTGATTATGGTGTATCTGGAATACTTTTTAATGGCGTCGCTATGACGAAAATTGATGGGGGGCAGTTCGGAATTTCCGATGGGTGCGCAAATTATGTTTCATTGTGGTATTTACTGAATCCTGACGTTGGGACGCATAACGTAGAAGTTTCATTTATAAATACTCCGGACTCTGGGGCAAGCGCGATCGGGGTATCTCTTTATAATGTCGCTCAGCAAGCGCCGGAAGCCACATCCAAGAATCTTGCCAGCATAAGCGATCCTCTTACTCTCAACATCACCACTCTTAAAAACGGCGCGTGGGTTGTTGATGCTTTTAACTGCATCGTTTCTTCCACGAACGCAACTCCCGGCAGCGGTCAAACGAGTGTCGGAAGACAATCTAATCTTCAAGACTTACAAATGTCCACAAAACTTGTTTCTTCGGCAGGAAGCACTTCTACTGTATGGAGTGGTGGCGCGGGCGAACAGGAGGGGGTTATTTCGGCGTCTTTTGCGCCATTTGTCGCAGCGTAACTTAAAAAATCATATAAATAGGAGGAATTATGAAAAAAATCTGTTTTGTAATTCTAGCGCTTGGATTGATCCTTCCACCGGCGTTTGCATCTCAACACGATTACATTATTAATAACGGGACCGGAAATGCGGTCCGAGCCGATATCAATAGCGTCCTGCAAGCCATCGTCACGAACAATTCGGGATCAGTAGCACCGTCTTCGACATTTCCCAATCAACTTTGGTATGACACTTCAACAGGAATATTGAGAATAAGGAATAATGCTAACGATGCTTGGGTAGCATTGCTTGACGGCTCCAATCTATGTGGTCTTGCGAATATCACTAGCGGAG